TGGTATCAGAGCTCCAGTTTCAAATCTGGGAAATCTCTACAATTATTCCTTCAAGATTATGATGAGGAACTAACTCTCATAATCGTGTAGGGAATCGTTAGTAGGATCTCAGAACAAGGTTCTTATCCCCTCATACTACTGATTCTGGTATATAGGCTGGAAACACGACACTGTTACGATCCCACTTCTGTTGGAGTGGTAGTAGCCCGTTGTGAGACAACGCCACGTACCATTTTCAGTTTTCCTAGCCCAAATCCCCATGAACAGAACTCCCACGGTCAATAAGTTTCAACAGGATCCCTAGCCCAACAATACTGAAAGTCCTAGGACAGGCTGCGACGCGAAGTACCACCAGTTCAGGCGATGCTGTTCCGCCGATTGTTTGTGGGAAAACTGCAGTAGGAGAGGACGGACAACTATTCAAGGGAACGGAACCTGGAGACACCGGCCGAGTTCTTAGTAAGCGGTTCAAGGAAGGAGACTGATGCAAAGTATAGAACAACAACAGTTTGAGGCGGAGATAGAATCTTGGGAGAGATCTGAACGCACACCCCTACACGGTTACCGTGATCTTGTGGAATATCCCCGTTACGAAAGAAATCAGCATTTCCCATCTGCAAAGTTCCCCTGCTACCACTTTGTTGCTGAGAAAGACAACGTTCACGCCACTTACACCAAGGGAGATAGAATCCCTCAGCTGCTGAATACACTGTACGACCTACAAGTCAACCAGTGTCATAACCAGGCAGTGATCTACGATCGGATCCAACTCCTTTCGAGGTATACGGTCCGAAAGGGTAAGCCTTTACCGGCTATCCCTGAGGAATCTGTCCTCAAGGAACCAGAAGAAAGCTCAACTGAGCTTAAGCACCAGATCGAGCTCCTTCGAGCAGATCTAAGGGAGATCAAGGCTAATCAGTCAAGCCTCCGACTTGCCATCTCTGAAATCCGTGAATCCATCACAGATCTAACGGCAAGAGAATCGGCACCTAAGCCGATTGAAGCAGAGACAGCCTACCTGACCGCCCAGCTAAAGGTTCAGGTTCAAGAGATCAAAACAGCTTTAACAGAGATCAAAACCTTTGCCAGGACTTTGGTTCCTGAAAGGTAGATGTCCACGTGGCAAATTGCTGCTGCCGCAGAGGAATACAAAAACGCCATAAAGGCAACTGCAACCCTCACCAAGGACGAAAGAGCTGTTGGCTTTGTTAAGCCCCACGAGTTCGAGCCAAATTTCAGTGACACCAACATTCAAAGGCAAAACAATACTTTGATCCACTTGCTAATTCAAAGCCTTGAAGAAATCAAAGAGCTCCGCGCTCAGGTTCAGACCCTCAACGATCGTATTATAACTTTGGAAAAGGGAAAGGCTCCAGTCACTCTTCCTGATAACGTGGTAGAACAAATATCCACTCAACTCAAGGAAGCCAAGTTTGGACAACCAAAAGAAGGTTTGGTCAAAGGGACAAAAGGCACCTTCCGGGTCTGGAAGTGATGTCTAGGTCCAGGACTCAGACCACTGAGTTGCCTCGTGCAACCAGAAGATCCACTAGCCCAGTAGAAAGGCTAGACGACCAGATCCGCGGCTACCGACGGATGGCCCGTGCCCGCTACCTTGCGGAGCAACGAATACGTAGGTCCTTTTCAAGGAACTACAGGGAAACTCTGGAAAGACGCCTAGATCCAGAGGCTGAACTACAGCTCAGTCGAAGACGAAGAGCTAACTTAGTACCAGCAGAAGTACTATACTCCCTCAACTACAATGAACCCCAGAATAGGGTTTATCAACACTATGAAGAGGTGAGATCCCATGTCATAGACCGGCAGCAAGATTTCCGGTTTATTGAAGAACAGTCCTACCGCACCCTTGTGCAAGAAGGCATGCAGCATATCCACCCTGGAATGCTGATGGTGAGAATACAAGTGCTACACCGAGTAGACGCAGGAATTAGCGCCATGATCGTGTTCCGAGACACGAGGTGGAATGATGAAAGACAAATTATCAGTGCTATGACTGTTGATATGGCCAGAGGGGCACAACTAGTCTACGCCATCCCAGATCTCATGATGTCAATCCATGATTTCTACCACCACCTGCAAGTCAGCATTACCACCAGAGGATACGGTACCGGTTGGGTAGGAGGTGAAAGCAACCTCATAGTGACTAGGTCACTCACCGGAAGGATCACAAATACCAGTCAGGCCAACTTCAATTATCAAATTGAAGGAGTAGCTGACTACCTGGCAAGCCATGGCGTGCAGAGTATACCAGGACAGCCATGGAGGGACATAAACCAGGAAGGATCCTGGAACCTAAGGCCTTCATCAATACAGGCCCCTACTCAGGTCCCCACAGGCCTTGTCTCAAGACAATCTGCCACCGGCAATATCAGCCTAAGGTTCACTGGTTTTCAGGACCAGGTCCAGACGGTTGAAACTGAGGAAGAGTCTGGTATGACAGACACAGGAGAAAGGGTAACTCATTATGCCCTTGTTGGAACCTTCGAATGGTTGGAGGAATGTCCTTCATATCAACAAAGAAGGAATCAAGAAACAGAGGAAAATGGCTGGGTGAAACATGTGGAAGGAGATAAGGGGTTCAACTTCAAAGTCCGTATGACCCCTCCAGCATGGAGCCATGACCCGCAGCCCATCATAGCTACGGGATGGGGAGATGATTTTAATAATCCTCCGCCACCTCCACCTCCTAAAACTGAAGAGGAGGAAATATTGGAGTTATACCCAGTAAGAAGAAGACCCGACCCTGTGCAGATAGCCAGGAAAGAAAAGGCGGCAGTTTTCTCTCAAGCTGTCAACACTATCTTCGAGCACGAAGGGAAGGATGTCTCAAGGATGAAACCATCAGGGGAAGCCCCTGACTCGGATCCAGACAGCCCAGTCTGGAAGGTAAAGAAAAGCCCTTATCCTCATAAGCCAATGAAGCTGAAGGATGAGAAGGGTAAAAGTCCTTTTGAGGACTTGGAACTAAAACAAGACCTAGTTCAAAGCTGGATAGCTCAACTAGGAAGTGGCTCAGGAAGCAGAACGGAGAAACCTATCTTCGACACTACCAGCAGTGACTCAGACTCTGATCTGTCTGATGTTAGCTCGAAAGTTTTAGCCTATGCTGGAGTTGAAGAAGCGGTAATGGAATACCCACGGAGGGTAAAAACTGCGACGGCTAAGCTAGCAGACATGGAAAAGGCTTTTGCCGGAGAAACAACCGCAGCAGTAGGAGGAGATTCGGAGATGACAACTGGTCAGTCTTCTAGATCTACTCTCATACCACCAAATGAAGGAGGAGGACCTATACGGTATCCACCAGCAGAAAGACCGTCCACATCGGCCTCTACATACAACACTACAGCCCCACCTCTTTTTGAAGGGACTGTTAGGCCCGGAAGGTATGGTCGCCCCTTGGCACCATGGTCTCTACCATCAGCACAGCACTCTCAAGGAGCTTTGCTGATCCTCCCTCCTGAAGTAGCAAGTCACGCTGACGCCATCACTACATGGGAAACAATCACCCTAAATCATTTGATGAATATATCATTTGATTCCCTCCAAGACAGGGTTGATTACATTGAAAATCTCCTTGGACCAAGGGAAAGAGAAGCTTGGGTCACTTGGAGAATGGCGTACGATACGGAATACAGACAGCTGGTTGAGCTCTCTGGAGAGCCAAGAAATGTTACCAGCACCATCAAAAGAGTTCTGGGTATCAATGACCCTTATACAGGAACTACTCACATCCAGAATCAAGCCTATGCGGATCTTGAGCGCCTGCAGTGCAAAAATCTGGAATCAGTAATGCCATTCCTGAACTCTTATTTCCAACTCGCAGCTAAGAGTGGGAAAATGTGGAGTAGCCCTGAACTCTCAGAAAAGCTTTTCAGAAAGCTTCCCCCAGAAATCGGTCCTACTATAGCAAAGGAGTATGCTGAGCGATACCCTGGCATGTTAATCGGAGTTAATGCCAGAATACAGTTCGTCTCTGAGTATCTCCAGGACCTGTGTAAGCAAGCAGATCTTCAAAGAAAATTGAAGAATTTGAATTTCTGCAAGGCAATTCCTATTCCTGGTTACTATGACCAAGGAGTAAAGAAGAAATACGGCCTACGCAAATCCAAAACTTATAAGGGTAAACCTCATGACTCTCATGTCAAGGTTATCAAAAATAAGTACAAAGGGGCCCAAGGTCGTAAATGCAAATGCTACCTCTGTGGTATTGAAGGCCACTATGCTCGAGAATGCCCAAAGAAGCATGTCAGACCAGAACGTGCAGCCTACTTTGAAGGCATGGGCTTGGATGTCAACTGGGATGTAATAAGTGTTGACCCAGGAGATCAAGATGGATCAGACATCTGCTCAATTTCTGAAGGAGAAGCCCAACATGGAATGGAGGACCTAGCCGCGTTCAAAGCCCAACTTCCATATCCAGTGGAAGCCCAATATGAGCAGCACCAGGCCCTTGTGGTTATCCAAACAACCTTTAAAAAGGAAGATAAGCCCCAAGGCTCTTGGCGCATGTCAAAGCCCATTCCCGAAACCCAACAGCAATGCCAGCACACATGGGATGACATGTATGCCCTAGCAGAAGGACAACAAGCGTGCAGCACTTGCCAGACCATCACTGTACTTGGTCGACGTGCTACTTGCACCCTTTGCCTACTCAACCTCTGCTCACTATGCGCTGGCTTAGACTTCGGTCTCAAAATAGTTCCTAAGACTGCCACACGTGCTGACTGGAAATTCCAAGATCGCGATTCTCTTATCGCTTCCCTCTACGAGCACAATGCATTCCTTCTACGTCAAGTTGAAGGATTAAAACAGGAACTCCAAGCTGCTAAAGAACAGCTTCAACTGCTACACTCGGTTGACATGATCAACCTCTCTGATGATGGATTAGAGAATTTTTCCCTTGAGGAAAAATCCTTTTTAAGAGGGGGAGGGGGTACCAGTAGCAGTTCAATCAAAATCTCATCAACAACCACACCCCCTGGTTTTCCTACAACACCCAACAGATTCCAGCCTCTTGCGCAGGAAAAACTTAAAGGAATACAGGAAGACCTATCTCTGGCAGTACAGTTTGATGATGTCAGACAACAAGAACAGGCGTATACTGAAATGCCTCGAGGAGCTCACAACAAGCTATACCACGTGGTGGTAACCTTCAGAATCCCTGATGCTAAGGGACAGCTCCTTGAATTTGATATCAACGCCATCATAGACACTGGCTGCACCTGTTGCTGCATCAACCTCACAAAGGTACCCGATGGAGCAATTGAGAACGCCTCCATAATCCAAGAAGTCTCTGGGATTAACAGCAAAACAGTAGTCACCAAGAAACTCAGGCAAGGCAAGATGATCCTCGCAGGGAATGATTTCTACATTCCTTATGTCTCAGCCTTTGAGATGAACATGCCTGGAATTGACATGCTGATAGGCTGCAACTTCATCAGAGCAATGAAGGGAGGAATACGGTTGGAAGGAACTGAGGTCACCTTCTACAAAACCATCACCAGGATTCAAACTACCCTGGAACCTCAAAAGATAGCATACTTGGAAGAGCTAGTAGAAGCAGAAGACCTACACTATGAGCTCGCAGCTGCAAGTATGCCTGAGCCTACTGCTGAAGGACTCAGAAACACCAAACTCCTAGCCGAACTGAAAGATCAAGGCTACATAGGAGAAGAGCCTCTCAAACACTGGTCAAAGAATAGGGTACGATGCAAGCTTGACATCATTAACCCTGATATCACCATTGAGGCAAAGCCACCTGGACACCTAACTCTGGAGGATAAGGTCAAATATCAGAAGCACATTGACGCCCTCCTAGACCTTGGAGTCATCAGACCTAGCAAGAGCAGACATAGGTCCGCAGCTTTTATAGTTGCCTCTGGGACCTCTGTAGATCCCAAAACTGGCAAAGAAACCCGCGGTAAGGAAAGAATGGTGATTGACTACCGCATGCTAAACGACAACTGCCATAAGGATCAATACAGTCTGCCTGGAATCACCTCCATCATCAAATCTCTTGGGCAAGCTAAAATCTTCAGTAAATTTGACCTGAAGTCTGGCTTCCACCAAGTTATGATGGAAGAAGAAAGCATCCCCTGGACTGCTTTTATCAGCCCCGCAGGTCTATACGAATGGCTAGTCATGCCATTTGGAATCCAAAATGCACCTGCCATATTTCAAAGAAAGATGGATGAATGCTTCAAAGGAACCGAGGATTTCATCGCCGTCTATATTGATGATATTCTGGTATTCTCAAACTCCATCAGAGAGCATGAAAAGCACCTGCAGAGAATGCTGAGTATCTGCAAGGAACATGGGCTCGTCCTTAGCCCAACAAAAATGAAGATTGCTGTCCCAGGAATTGATTTCCTTGGTGCCCACATCAGAAATAGCAGAGTGAGTCTGCAACCGCACATCATCAAGAAGATTGCTGACAAGAAAGATGATGAGCTGATGACCCTCAAAGGCCTCAGAAGCTGGTTAGGGGTAATCAACTATGTCAGACAATACATCCCTAAGTGCGGAACACTTCTCGGTCCTCTCTATGCTAAAACCTCTGAGCATGGTGATCGAAGATGGCACCCCAAAGACTGGGAAATTGTAAGACAGATCAAGAAGATGGTCCAATCCCTTCCTGATCTAGAACTTCCTCCACCCCACGCAGTTATCATCATTGAATCTGACGGTTGCATGGAAGGATGGGGAGGAATCTGCAAATGGAAGAACTCAAAGGGGGAGTCCAAAGGCAAGGAGCGAATCTGTGCTTACGCCAGCGGAAAATTCCCAACAGTCAAATCCACCATAGATGCTGAAATTTATGCAGTCATGGCATCCCTGGAGAATTTTAAGATTTACTATCTTGATAAGCGGGAAATCACCATTAGAACTGACTGCCAGGCCATAATCAGCTTCTATGATAAGACGGCTATCAAGAAACCCAGCAGAGTTCGCTGGATTAATTTTTGTGATTACATCACTAACACAGGGATTAAAGTCCAGTTTGAACATATAAAAGGCCAAGATAATCAGCTTGCAGACCAGCTCTCAAGGCTTGCCCAGAATGTCTGCGCAATCCAGGTCATCCCTGAATCAGCCCATGAAGCCCTCAGTATAATTCTAGAACAAGACTGCACGGCCCAAGAATTAATGGCCCAGTTCAACTCTATGCTTCAGGCAAACCTCAGGCTCAACCATGGAAGGCCCAACACTACTTGGTACTCAAGGACCAAGCCCAAGAAATCCAAAGCCCGTAAGCAAGCCCAAGTCCAGCTACGCTTTGACGTAAGCAATGACGACTAGGGATAATAATGGAGGAATCTTGTAAGGACAGCACATGGTCCTTCTTTCCTCTTTTCTTTTGTAATTTTTGTCTTCTTGTGTCGGCAACCGCTCCTTTTGTAAAGAGGAATCTGCTTTTGAGCTGTCGATGGGGCCCAATGTGTGTACCCGAGCTCTAAAAGTAACTTACCTCTAGTTGCTTTTGTAAACCTTAGTTAAGTTTGTTTTCCTTTCTCCCCTATAAAAGGGAGCCCCTCAGTTGTAAGAAGGCATCGAACAGAGCAATACCTCTGAGCGCTTCCTTCTCTCTAGATTTCAAGTTTTCTTGTATCTTTCCAGTTCCAGTGTTCTTAATGCAATTTGAAGTCTTCATACTCTATGTCATTCTGTTCATAGTTCTTTTCCGCTACCTATACTCTGTGATCCAAATTTTTAATTTGTGATCTGTTTAATC